AGACCACAGGTGTCAGGGTCTGGAACTCCTCACTGTTCGGCTCCAACTTCTCCACCTACAACGACTCGGTCGACACCACCTACTCCACCGACTGGCTGAGTCTGCTGCGAGCGAGCTTCTATCACTCGCAGCTCGCCCCGTCGTTGGTCGTGATCGCCCTGGGCTCCAACGAGACCGCCGGAACCGACTTCACCTCCAAGGTGTCGACGATGGTCACCTCCATCACGACGGCGCTCGGCTACAGCCCGTCGTTCGCACTGCTGATCCCGCCGTCCAATAAGCAGCAGACAACCGACGCCGCCTGGGCCACTCGCCTGACCGAGCTCTACGCCACCGCCGCTACCAACGGCTGGGCGGTCTGGGATTGGGCAGAACTTACTGGTTCAGTAAAAACAGACCCATTTGGGTGGACCGATGACCAGCTCCACCCTGTCGATGCTGGCCACGTCGCCGTAGGTGATTTTGCAGCAAAAAAAGCTACAGAAGGAATTTCAACATTATCGGCTATTGAAGATCTTAGAACGTATGTCGATTTAGCGGACAATACTTTTTTGGCTTTAGCAGTCCCAAGATCATTGCTCAGCGCAAAAGGTGATATTCTTACTCGTTCTTCTACTTCGGCTACTGTTCGAACTGTAGGTACAGATGCTCAAGTTTTGATAGCAGACTCTACTTATGGAACTGGACTCAAATGGGCAAATATTGTAGACGCAAACATTGGGGCAGGCGCGGCAATAGCGCCTAGCAAAATAAGCGGAACTGCTGTTGTTACAAATGACGCAAGATTGTCTGACAGTAGAACACCAACCGATGGATCAGTGACAAACGCTAAAGTTGCAACTGGAGCAGCAATTGATCCGTCAAAAATCAGTGGAACTGCTGTAACTAATAACTTAATTGCTGGTTATCTAGGGACTACTACTTCTTATATCGAGACAATACCGAGGTTTGTTGTTGCAAACGCAATTACTATTCCATCTGGAACAGTTTGGTTGACGTTTTTAACCCCAATGTGGGATTTGGCAGTTACATCAATTACGGTGGTAGTGACATCAACCCCAACCAGCATTACGTCGTGTTTTGCAGGAATATATACATACGATGGAACGACAATTACACTGGCAGCCTCAACTCCTTCATCACCAATAAATACAACCTGGCTTGGGACCACTGGCGCAAGGTCAATCACCCTTTCAAATTCTTACACAATGACCGCAGGAACACGTTACGCAGTTGCAATACTTTCAAATCACACTGGCACACTTGCTGTTAACGGGACAAACGTTGGAATTTTGACTACGCCCGTCGCTCCAAGATTATCAGGAACAATCACTAATACTACTCTTCCTTCTTCTGCTTCAACGTCTTCTAGTCCAGCGATATCAGCAGTGGCTGCTCAACAATGGGTTCGAATGTCGTAGACGTCTTAAATTTTTTAAATTCTAGAATTAAACAAAGGATTAAAGAATGCTCAAGCTTATTGTTTACGGAGAAGAATTCTACAATGAAGAAACTGGAGAGTTTAACTTTAACGATGAGTTTGTTTTACTGCTTGAGCATTCTTTAGTCTCACTGTCAAAATGGGAGTCAAAATACAAAAAATCGTTTTTAAGTAATAATGAAAAAAGTTTAGAAGAGACGTTTGGTTATGTTGAGGCAATGATAATAAATGAAGAATATCCAGAAGATATTTTGAACCGCCTTAAACAAAACCACTTTGATGAAATAAATGCTTATATAGAATCTAGTGAATCTGCTACAACATTTAGTAATAATGCCCAAGGACCACAAAGAAGAAATAGTGAAGTAATAACATCAGAATTAATTTATTATTGGATGGTAGCGTTCAATATCCCATTTGAATGCGAAAAGTGGAATTTAAATAGACTTTTTACATTAATACAAATTTGTAACATAAAGAATTCAAATCCTAAAAAAATGTCTAAAAACGAAATAATGGCAAGAAACAGCGCTTTAAATGAACAAAGAAAAGCTGCTTTAGGAACAACAGGCTAAGATCTACAAAATCGTTTTAACTTTTAGAAAGGAGTTTGTTTTGATAAAAGTAGAGTCAAAAGGCTCCTTTGAAAAAACCGAAAAGTTTTTATATGAAATGCAAAAAGCAGAGGTTTTTAAAATTCTTAACCAGTATGGTAAAGAAGGAGTTGATGCTTTAGCTTCTGCTACACCAGTTGACAGTGGTTTGACTGCTAGTTCATGGGAGTATGAAGCTATCTATAAAAATGGTCGGTATTCCATCATATGGAGTAATACAAATGTTAAAAGCGGGATTCCTGTCGCGGTATTAATTCAATACGGGCATGCTACTGGAACTGGCGGTTGGGTTGAGGGGACCGACTACATAAACCCATCAATAAAACCACTTTTCGATAAAATAGCCGAAAATGTTTGGGAAAGGGTGAAAAATGCCTAGTATTGATAACCGCGTTGTTCGAATGGATTTTGATAATAAAAAATTTGAACAGGATGTAAAAACAACAACCACAAGTTTAGACAGACTTAAAAATAGTTTAAAATTTGAAGGCGCAACCGATGGTTTAAAAAATATTGGGCAAGCTATTAAAGATGTTACTTTTGACCCAATAACCGCGTCAATAGAGCGTGTTCGACAAAATGTTTCAGTAGCTAGTGTTGCTATTATTGCGTCAATTATGAACATTACAAATCGTGTTGTTAATGCTGGAATTCAAATGGGTAAGTCTTTGACTGTCGCCCCACTTATGGATGGTTTCAAAGAATATGAAACCAATATGGGGGCAATTCAAACGGTTTTAGCTAATACAAGTAAAGCCGGAACCACATTAGATGATGTGAACGCGGCTTTAGATGAGTTAAACGTTTATTCAGATAAAACCATTTACAACTTTGGCGAAATGGCTAAAAACATAGGCACATTTACTGCTGCTGGCGTTGATCTAAAAACATCGGTTAGTTCTATAAAAGGTATAGCAAACGTCGCCGCAATGTCTGGGTCTACATCAGAGCAAGCGTCAACGGCTATGTATCAGCTTTCTCAAGCAGTATCTAGTGGAACTGTAAAACTCCAAGACTGGATTTCAGTAAGAAATGCTAGTATGGGCGGAAGGGTTTTCCAAGAAGCGCTTTTTAATACAGGTAAAGCTTTAGGCACAATAGAAAACGCAAACATAAATACAACGTTTGACGAGTGGACAGCTTCTGGCACAGATTTTGCACATTCGTTAGAACAAGGCTGGCTTACATCAGAAGTCTTGACTAAGACTTTAAGTGCTTTTACTGGAGATTTAAACGAAGAGCAATTAATAGGTCTTGGGTATACAAAAGATCAAGCTGCAGAATTTATGGTTCTTGCAAAAAATGCTTCTAATGCTGCGACGGTTGTAAAAACATTTGGGCAATTAGCAGAAACAGTAAAATCCAACATTGGGTCTGGATGGTCCTCAAGTTTTAGAATTGTTATAGGAGATTTTGAAGAAGCAAAAACATTATTTACTGCAATGAACAATGCGGTAAATAATATTGTTGGCCCAATGACTGACGCAAGAAACGCAATGCTTCAGGCCTGGAAAATGTTTGGCGGAAGAACCGTTTTACTCCAGGGTCTAATATACGCGTTTCAAGCGATAGCGTCAGTTGTAAAATCTGTTTCTATGGCGTTTAGAGACGTATTTCCAAAAAAATCACTGCCAGAACTTCTTCAGTTAACTAAAAATTTTAAAGATTTTACTTTAAGTTTAAAACCAAACGAAGAAACATTAAAAAATATAAGATCTGTCGCAAGAGGCGTTTTTAGTGTTTTCTCAATTGCTATAACAATAGTGACTAGTCTTGCAAAAGTTGTTTGGAATTTAAGCAAGGCAATAGGCGGATCTTCTAAAGTTTTACCGATTCTTGCAAAAATTGGCGATTTTCTTTTCTATTTAAAACAAGGCGTAGATCAAGGTGTCGTTGGATTTTTAGCTAAATTGGGCGATAGCCTTTCTGGAATAGCATCAAACGCTATAACAACAGCACTTGATTTCATACAAAACATATTTGGAAGAATTGGCGGAAGAGCTTCTCAAGCTGGAGAAGGAGTTAGTAAACTTGGTTCTATATTTGGATGGCTTGGCGAGCAAATTAGTAAAATACCAGACATTCTTAAGAAAACGTTTAGCAAAGAAAATTTTAATACGTCTATAGATATACTTAACGTTGGAATATTTGCGTCATTAGTAGGCGTGTTAGCTCATTTCTTTAAGCGTATTTTAGCGTTTGATTTTGGAAGTGGGTTTATTAAAAAGTTAACTGGAATGTTTGAAGAACTCGGAAAAACGCTTGCCGCTTTCCAACTTAAAGTAAAGGCTGATGCTATACGCTCGATTGCTATATCCATAGCTATTATGGCTGGATCTTTACTTATTCTTTCTATGATTGATTCTGAAGCACTTCAAAAAGCTTTAGTTGCCATGGCTTTAGTATTTGGTCTTATGGCGGGTATGATGAAGTTTCTTGAGTCTATAGCAAAAGATAAAGGGCAAGCAACGGCAATTTTAAAGACGTCAATTGCTATGGCTGCTATTGGTGTATCAATGATGTTTTTAGCAGGTTCTTTGAAAGTGTTTGCGTCTATGAGTTGGGCGGAATTAGCAAAAGGATTTACTGGTTTAATTTTATCTATAGGCACACTTGTACTTGCTTTAAAATACATGCCAGAAAAAACAAAATTGTTCTCAACTGGTCTTGGTATATACTTTATGGCTAAAGGCGCAAAAAAATTTGCTGATGCAGTTCAAACATTTGGCCGTATGTCTTTGAAAGAACTTACGCAAGGTTTACTTAGTCTTTCTATAGTGATGACACTTCTTATTGGCGTAATTGAAGCATCTGATCAAAAAAAGATGTTACAATTTGGAGCTGGCATTTTTATTTTTGCATACGGAATAATGGAACTTGTTGGCGCTATTTGGCTAATGGGTAAAATGGACACGCATACACTTATCCAAGGACTTTTTGGTTTAACTGTTATTCTTGTCGGGCTTTCAGTAGCATTGCAAGCATTCCCTCAAGACATGGATAAAATTGGTATCGGCATGTTAGCAATAGGCGCAGCAATAGGCATTATAACTGCGGCTATATTAGTTATCGGTTCAATGGGTCTTGGGAATTTGATTCAAGGCTTAGTAGGAATCGCTGCGGTCTTAACTATTTTAGCTGTTGCTGTAAAAGTTTTAGACACGGCTATTGTTGGCGTTGAAGCTATTGTCCAATTAGCTGGAGCTTTAATGGTTATGGCCATAGCAATAAAAGTGTTTGGGTCTATGTCTCTTGGAGATTTGATAAAGGGTCTTATTGGAATGGCTGGGGCTATAGGCGTTGTTGCTTTAGCTTCTTTAGCGGCATTGCCTGCTCTCCCAGCAATTATTGGTTTGGCCGTTGCATTTGGTATTCTTGGTATAGCTATTGCCGCGATAGGTATTGGCGCTATGCTTCTTGCCAAAGCAATTGATATGATTGTTAAATCTGGTGCAAACGGCGTTTCTGCTATTGGCGGTTTACTTGGTTCTGTAATCTCCAAAATAGGAGAGTTTGTTGGCGCTTTGTTTACTGCTTTCATGGGAATAGTCAAAAAGTTCTTTGTTATGCTTCCAGAGTTGTTTAAAAAGCTTTTAGGAATAATAACAGGTTTTATACCCGGAATAATAACGTTTGTTTTAAACTTTGTTGTCGCTATTCTTAATGCAATAAGGCAAAATCTTCCTGAACTTGTTTCTGCTGTAATAGAAATAATCGCAACGTTCATAAATACAATTGCCGCTAATTTAGGTCTTATCATAGCTGCGGGAACAAATCTTATTGTAGCATGGATTCGAGGAATGGACAATGCCTCGCAATTAGTTATAGACGCAGTAACTGATTTAATTGTTAATTTCTTAACTTCTCTTAAAGATAGTGCGTCAAGAATTATTGAAGCTGGAAGAAAGTTAATAGTCGCAGTTATTGAGGGTATGGATAAGGCTATAACAGATCCAAATGATGGTATAGTCCCAGCTATTAGGACAATGATAGTACACTTTATAAACGCTGTTGCAGACAGTTATGGCGATATTATTGATGCTGGTGTTAAAGCAGTCGTTAAGTTTTTAGATGGCTTAGGTAAAAACGCTCAAGAAATTAGCGACGCTGCTGGAAAATTTATACTAGACGTTTTAACTGCTTTAGAAAAATCAATTGAAACATATGCTCCTCAAATTCGAAACGCGGCAATAAAAATTGGTTTGGCCATTATTGATGGAATGACGTTTGGTTTGGGTACAAAAGTCTTAAAATTCATGGGTCTTATTGATGACACCGGAGCAAAAGCAATAGATGCCGCAAGAGCATCAGTTGACGCGCACTCCCCGTCTAGAGCATTTATGGAAATTGGAAAAGATATGATGGACGGTTTAACTATCGGAATTGCTAGAGACTCAAGTGTCGTTAATGCAACTCGTCGTGTTGGAAGCGATGCAGTCAAAGCATTAAACAGCTCGTTATCTTTACTTGCTTATAATTTAGGAGATGTTAGTGAGTTCAACCCAACTATTACCCCAGTGTTAGATCTTTCAAACATTCAAAATGGGAGTAAACTAATGAATAATATGTTTGGCTCTCCAATAATTGGCGCAAACCTTTCGTTTGGAAAAGCATCTGCTATATCTGTTGCTGAAAATCAAAATCAAAAAAATACCGCGGTGAAAATTTCCCCACAAGTAAATGAAATCAAATTTGAGCAAACAATAAATTCTCCAGTGGCTCTTACTACAAGTGAAATTTATCGTAACACAAAGACTCAAATTTCAATGGCTAAAGAGGAGCTACGGTTAGTATGAATGTGACATCAATTGAGTTATGGTCTAATTTAGATTATAGTTCTGGAGCTACTCCTAAAAAGCATGCTACTTTGTCATTATCCCAGGTTTCATACACAGACAGTTATCTTATTAAATCTGTGTCTGGGTTAGACAACGCAGATATATCGCCTCATTACTATGGGACTGGAAATGGTATTCTTCTTGGCTACCAGTATTATTCTATGGTTCCTCCGCCTAGAGTTGTCACGTTTTTAATAAAACTAAACCCACAATCTGAAGAAACAGTAGGGTCTTTACGAGACGAATTGACAAAGATGATATCTTACACAAGACGTGGCACCATAGAAATAAAATTTAAAAATGGATCGACTCATGTAGCTAGTTTATTTGGGTTGGTTACAAAATTTGAATCTAATATTTTTACTTCAGATGCAGATGTTCAAATAACGTTTACATGCGACTACCCTTTTTTAAAATCCCCAACATTCACTGAACTTATTTCTGGCACTCCTGCTGCTACTTCAACGTTTGAGATTAATGATACTCTATCTACTGCGCCTCATGGAGTTAGAATGGAACTTGAGTTTACTGCGAATGTAAATGCATCAACACCATTTACTATTCAGGGCATATCAGGGCAAACTGTGGCGCCTTTTGTTATAAGATATGATTTCAAATCGTTTACGTCATCAGGCAAAAAAACAGTAGACACTTTGTATATTAATACTGAAGAAGAAAACAGATCTATATATGTTGTGAGAACAGTTACCGTAGTTTCTACAGGAGCACTTGACACAACAGTTTCACCAAACCCAGCAACAACATATTTAGCAGACAAACTTGACGCAAATTCTATATGGCCTATAATATTTCCAGGGTCAAACTCTTTAGGGTTTTCAAATTTGAATTTCAAATGGAATTCAGTAAAATATAAACCACTTTACTGGGGGATATAATATGGATATTTTTAGTCTAGACGAAGATGCTTACACTAATGGTAAATTAATTTCTGGTATAGAGAGTATTTTATGGGTAGAACGTTATGCTGACGCTGGCGAATTCAAAATAATTGGAACACCAAAAAAAACGTTTATGGATGATCTTGCTCTTGGAACGTTAATATCCCATAGCGATACAACCAGTGTTATGATGGTAGAAAACCATAGTATAGACGAAACAAAAGATGGCGATATAAAAATAGAAATTACTGGTAGAACTATAGATGCTATTGCAATGGAAAATCGAATTATTGCATATAATGCGCTTAGTCCTCCGCAAACACTTCAAAAATATGTTGATCTTCCACTTGGTTTATTTATAAATTATGCCTCAGACCCTTACTATGCTAATAGACCTTCAAGTTGGGGCCAAATAGAACAAATAGTATATGGTTATCTTATTGCTGATTACGATCCTGAAAACGACGCATTTCCATATGGGAATCTAAATATTAGGTCTATACCATCAATGAGAACGGGCGATCCAGTATTATACAGATATAAACTTTCAGCCCCAAAACTTGGAAATGTTTATGAAATAGTTAAAAAACTATTAGACGCTACAAAATCAGGGATTAAAATTGAACGCCCAAATACAAGCCATAGTACTTTAGATTTTGTTATACACCAAGGTTTAGATCTGTCATCAAAAGTTCAGTTCAATTGGGCGTCTGGAGATTTAGAAACTGCTAGATATCTTTGGACAAACAAAGATTTTAAAAACGCAGCTTATGTAGGAAGCGACAGTTTTGGGATTAGAGTAATTCCTCCTCTTACTACAGGATGGGGTTTAAGATTTACGTCTGTAGATATGGGCGATGTAAGCCAGTATTATTCAGACCCAAACGCTTTAACAACAACAGAATATTCTAATTTAGAAAGTATTTATACTTCTGCTGGTAAAACGGAAATCGCTAAATATAAAAGCGGGTTTTTTATGGACGCTACCGTTTCTAAAAATGCTAGTTACCAATATGGCAACGACTATAATATTGGAGACATTGTTTACGTTATTGGTAATTATGGCGCTGAAACAAAAATGAAAATAACAGAATTCGCTAGAACTATTGATAGCAGCGGAGAAAGTGGGATACCAACTTTGTCCCCTATTTAAAGGAGAAAGGAAGTGAGTGAACCCAATTGGGTAATTGCTATTATAGCCGTTATTCTTGGTGCTGGCGGTATAGGAGCTTTTATTCCTCTTTTAAAATTAAAACAAGATAAAGAGTCGTCAATGGTCTTTGGGTCTGAAGCAGCTGTAAACTCTTTAACGATTGCTTTGCAGCAATCTGATATTAGGGTAACTATATTAGAGGAAGAAAACAAAAACCTTAAAGCTCTTATAAAGCAGTTGAGAGATGACGTAGACGCTAGTAAAGTTGCGGTTAATAATTTGACTAAAACTTTGAACGATACTAAAGCAAAATTAAATTCCGCGCTTGCTAACACTACTCATGGAACAAAAAATGGAGAAATATAATGACTGAAACAAATTCTTACGAATATTCTGGAAACGATTTTCAGATAAAAGACTATTTCATGAGCAATAAAGTTTATGATTTCCTTAAATTCTTAGTCCAGATAGCTCTTCCTGCTTTTGGCACTTTATATTTTACTTTGGCTTCAATATGGGGTCTTCCTGCAGCAGAACAGGTTGTTGGGACTATTGTGGCGTTAAGTACGTTTTTTGGTGTTGTGCTGCAATTAAGTAAAAAATCGTATAACTCTAGCGAGGGTCAGTACGATGGATCTATAAACATACAAGAGCGTGAAGACGGAGTTAAAGTTTATTCGTTAAATTTAAACCAGGACACAAGTGTTTTAGATTCTAAAAAAAATGTGAAGTTTAAGGTCGACGGGGCCTAACTTTTTATTTCGCACAAAAAACAACTTGTATAATGAGGCTACGAAAGGAAAACTGTTGACCAAGTCAAAAAGCAATCAGATTGACCAAGCGATCAATAGCGCGCTGCAGAATTTGCAGAACGTTGAGATCAATTCAGATGAGTACTTCCAGACTATGACCGCTGTTGAGCGGCTCTATGCGCTTAAGAATGAGAAAAAGCGCGTGAGCCCTGACACCGCGGCCATTGTCGGCGGAAATCTCATTGGGATCATCATCATCGTCGCGTATGAACACGCGCACGTGATCGTGAGTAAGTCGTTCAACTTGCTGCTTAAGACAAGATGACAGACCAAAAGTAGTAAAAACATAGAAGTCGTGTAAGATATCAAACTTACACGGCTTCTATGTTTTACAACGCCTATATTTTTTCCATTTTTGTTAAAAACTAGTCTCTATTTTGCGGTCTAAGCGATTTTAAAATGATAAGTGGTATGATTCTGTCATAATAGTAGTAAAATTGCTTAGAAGGCAAAATAGAGGGCAATGGGAAGAAACGGGTGTTTTTCGCACGTTTTGCAAGCCTTATAATGAGGATCAACCACGAAAGGAAGTACTATGGCTGCTAAATTCTACCGGACTTGTTTCTGGATCGTCACCGGCGTTATCGCCGGGTCGATGCTGACACTGATCGGGAGTAAGGCACTCGCCGAAGAGTTCGCTTCTGAAGAGAAGTGATCCAAAAGATAAAGACCCTTAAACAAGGTCTTTATCTTTTCGCAGTTTTTACATGCATCATAATGAGGTAAAACTACGAAAGGAACACAAAATGGACTTCATCAAATCGTTGCTCTTCATTGGCTGCGCGACAACTGTCGTGCTCAGCGTGAAGAAGGCGTTTGACGCGTTCACCGAAACGCCTGAGCAGTAACGCTTCAAAAGAGAAATACCCTTAAACAAGGTGTTTCTTTTTTTTTCTCGCAGAAATAACAAGGTTCATAATGAGGAGTAGATAAAATGCTACGCATTGTTGAAAAACTAAATTATCGATCTTCAGACGCATAGTCTGCAGAGCTTCTCTTTTTTTCTAAAGAAAGAAGGGTTATGTTCATTTACAAAGAGCCAAAACATTACGGGTTTTTTAATTTTCTGTTAGATATAATAATGATAGTAGCAACGGCTGGCCTTTGGTTTATTTGGATTATTATACGAGAAATTAGGAAAGGATAATGAGCAATTTTTCAGAAATTTTCAAAACAGCAGCAAATATTATGAGACAAAACTCGCCTTTGATTTTAACCGCAATTGGTGTTAGCGGTTCTATTAGCACTGCTTATTTAGCAGGTAAAGCATCATTTGAGGCTGCTCACGTATTGGCTGAAAATAATGCAGAAGATGCTCCAATAAAAGATAAGTTTGATATGGTCTGGGATCTTTATATTCCAGCAGCTATTTCAGGCGTTATAACTGTTGGGTGCATTATAACCGCGAGTAGGGTAAGCGCAAAGAGAACCGCAGCCGCCTATTCTTTGGTTAGTCTTACGGAAAAAGCGTTTTTTGAGTATAAAGAAAAAGTCTCTGAAAAGCTAGGAGAGAAAAAAGAATTAGAAATTCGTAATGAGATTGCCCAGGATTACGTTACAAATAATGCCCCAAGTCAAGTTTTAGTTACTGGTTCTGGAGAAGTTCTTTGTTGTGAACTCTTTACTGGGCGTTATTTCTATAGCGATATGGAAAAGCTACGCAAAACTCAAAATGATATAAACGCAAAGCTTGTTACAGATTTGTTTGTTCCTTTAAGTGAGTTTTATTACTTAATCAATTTGCCTTACACAACACATTCTTCGTCTATTGGTTGGGAATCCTCAAAATTGCTTAATCTTGAGTTTTCTAGTGTATTTTCAGAAGACAACAAACCTTGTTTGGCTTTTGATTACAATTATACAAAGACAATATAATCGCAAGTTTTACAAGTGTCATAATGAGGTAATCCACTACGAAAGGAAATACGAAATGGAACAGGAACTCGTCACCGCGGCTGAGACCGTCGTCAAGTCCCGCAACCCCATCGTCATCGTTTGCGCTGCATCTGCAGCCGCTGCGGTGACGGCTGTTGCGGTCTGGCGCCGTCGTCGAAACCGCGACGAGGAGGAGATCGACCAGATCAACGCTCCCAAGAAGTAGAGCTTCAAAAGAGAAATACCCTTAAACAAGGTATTTCTTTTTTCTAAACAAACTAAGGAGATAAAATGCTTAAACGAGAAATAACCTATGAAGACTTTAATGGAGAAAAAGTCAGCGAGTACTTCTATTTCAATTTGTCAAAAACCGAGCTTATCGAGCTTGAGCACGAGTATGATCGTGGGTTTGCCGCGAATATAGAAGCAATTGTTGAGGCTAAGAGCACAAAAGAACTTATTGCAGAGTTCAAAAAGCTCATTCTTATGTCTTACGGAAAAAAATCTGAAGATGGAAAACGATTTATAAAGAGCGATGAACTTCGTGAAGAGTTTTCACAGACTGCGGCTTTTAATGAGCTGTTTATTCAGTTAGCAACTGATGAGAATGCTGCTGCTATATTTGTCAATAGTATTGTTCCTAAGGATATGGCTCAGTCTATTGAAAAGCAGAAAACGACTGCTGAGTTAGCATTAGAGCAGACTAAAACCGAAACTGAGTAAACGCAAAAAAAACATCTTTCATAATGAGATAAACTACAAAGAAAGGAAACGAAATGATTGAACTTGTCAAATTCGCAACTACGGCGGTAACTAGTTCTGGTTTTGGAACTTTGGCGTCAGTAACCTTTGCGCGTATTGTTCCCGCAGCTAATCTTTCCAGATATGGTAAGGTGGTAATGTGGGTGACAAGTACGGCAACTGGCCTGGCACTTGCAAAGGCAACAAAACCAGCAACAGATGAATACATCGACGAAGTTGCTGAAGTAATTCAACAGATTCGCTACTACGGATCAAGTAGGTAATCGAAGAGCATAAGATATTTAAACATATCTTATGCTTTTTTAAATTCATAATAAAAGGAGAATAATGGATTACCCGAGCAATTCAAATAGGAAAAAAGAAGAAAATCAAAAACCAAAGAAAGATATTGAAAAAGTAGTATCTACGGAAGTAATAGTCCAAAAAAAGACAGTTTCCGATCGCTTTAAGAATATCTTTATTGGCGGAGAATTCAAAGCGTCAATGCGTTATATTTCTGCCGAGGTTCTTCTTCCAGCGTTTCGAAATATGATTGTCGATGCAACTACGAAGGGTATTGAGCGTGTTATTTATGGCGAATCAGCGCCAAAACTACCGCGAAGTAGTATGCAACCAAGAATGTCGTATAACACTCCAGTAGACCGTTCTTACAGTAGGTTTGCAAGTCCTACGCCTCAGACTGTATCTAGAAATAGACGATACGATGTAAGTAACATCGTTCTTGTTTCTAGAGAAGAAGCAGAAACGGTTCTTGAGCGTTTAAGCGATATTCTTGGGCAATACGATGTAGCTTCTGTTGCAGATCTACACCAACTTGTTGGCCTTCCATCAACGTGGGTGGACAATAAGTGGGGTTGGTCTTCTCTTAGATATGCAGATGTAAGACAAATACGTGAAGGCTTTTTGCTTGAACTTCCGCAAGTAGAACCAATTTAGGAGATAAAATGAGTATAATTCCCGCCCCTATTACGCAAGGTATTTTTAGATCAGCGTTGGTTATTCAGAAGCATGCTCCTGCTATTTTATTTGGTTTGGGGGTGACTGGTGTTGCTACTAGTACTGTTCTAGCGTGTAAAGCAACATTGGAACTTCAGGATATTCTAGATGAGATGCGTCAAGAACTAGACATGGTTCTTTACGATACAAACGATGTTGATAGTAAAGACGTTGCTTACGTCTATGCTAAAAACATTGCAAAGATAACAAGGCTTTACGCTCCAGCAGTAACTGTTGGCGCTATTTCAATTGGCGCTTTAACTGGATCGCATGTTGTCTTGACTCGTCGAAATGCTGGTTTGACCGCAGCATATGCAGCTCTTTCAACTGCTTACGAAGAATATCGGCTTAGGGTGAAAAGCGAACTCGGAGAAAATAAAGAAATTGAGATTTATAAGGGGTATAAGCCAGAGGTGTTGAAAGCTGGAGAAGAACCTCAAACAATAACCACAAACCCGATTAGTGAGACATCGCCTTACGCAAGATTCTTTGACGAGTACAGTATTAACTGGGTTAAAAATGCAGAAATGAACCGACTGTTTATTCAGTGCCAGCAAAATACAGCAAACCAAATTTTGATTACAAAAGGGCATTTGTTTCTAAACGAAGTGTACGACATGCTTGGTTTAGACAGAACTAGTGCTGGCGCTGTTGTCGGCTGGGTTATTGGCGACAGAAATCATGTCGGCGATAACTATGTTGATTTTGGCATTTTCTCTGAGAGAAATTCTAGGTTTGTTAACGGTTGGGAACGAAGTGTGCTTCTCGACTTTAATGTTGACGGCGTTATTTACGACAAAATTTAGGAGATATAAATGGATATTAAACTTATTGTAAACCAGAAGTGGGTGGTCCCGGCGGTTGTCGGGGCACTCTCTTTTACTGCAGGTTTTGGGGCAGGTATTATCGTGAGTAAGCGAAAAGAATCTGAAAATGAATTAGTTGAGGAAGATCCGCAAATGACTATATTTGATTTTTTTGATCAAGAAAATAGTTTTGACGAATCTAAAAAAGCGCATCCTTCTAATTACGTGGAAGAAGTTTTTACAGAAGAACCCGTTATTGATGACGAAGAAATTCCTGAAATAACAGTTAATAAGAATGTTTTTTCTGGAGATCTTAGTTTTTGGGACTACGACGTTGAGCTTCAATACCGAAACGATGGCCAGCCATATGTTATTCATTACGATGAGTTTATGAATAACGAAACAAATTATCCACAGGAAACACTTACTTATTACCGTGGAGATGATATTGTTGCAGACCAACAGGATTCTCCGATCTATAATTATGCTTCCTTGATGGGTGAGTTGCGATTTGGGCATGGGTCAAATGACCCAAATGTTGTTTATATCCGAAACGATCAAATCCATATGGAATGGGAAATTCTTCTGCATGAAGGCTCTTATTCTTACGAGGTTGCTGGTATAGACAAACTCGAGGAATATGAGGCAGATGATATTCGCCATGCTAATGACCGAAAATTTAGAATGGATTAGCCATGGACGAGCCACTTGAGAATTTATATTTCAATTGGCTCTACTCACAAGTTAGTGATGCGTACCCGCCGGCCTTGTACCGTACTAGTCTTTTAGGAGAACTCCATAAAATAGAATATTTATGGTTTATTTCTGGAGATGATAACAGATATGAAGACGGCTTAGAATTGAGAACAGAGTTTCTGCAGGAAACAGGATATGATTATGAGTATTCATTTTTTGCAGAAGGATGTAGTGTTCTTGAGATGTTAATTGCTTTCTCCCGTAGAGCCTCGTTTCAAACAGAGGAAAGTCCTCGGGAATGGTTTTGGATAATGGTTGACAATTTGGGGTTACTGGAATTAGATAATTCTGTTGACACAAATTGCAAAGCTTTGAGAGAAATAATCAATGTGTTTATTTCCAGAACGTATGGCAGCAACGGAAGCGGTGGATTGTTTCCGTTGCGCCATACGCTCAATAATCAAAGAAAAGTTGAAATATGGTACCAATTCAGTGAATATTTACACGAACTAAAAAATACCTGAAAGGAGGCTTGTGGATTTCTATCAAATTAGTTTAAAAGAAGTTAAGGGTGGACCTCCGCAGCTTTACCCGGACTGGACGGTTGGCAGGTCAAAAGACCTAATGGTTCGTGGCCGTTCTTTTTACGCAGTATGGGATGAAGAAAGAAACCTCTGGTCAACTGACGAATATGATGTTCAACGGTTAGTAGACCAAGATCTGCATAGATATAATGCAGAACATAACAATGAATATAAGGTTCAAAGTTTGCGTTCGTACAATACCCAAGTATGGAGCAAATTTAGAAGCTTTATGCAAAATATTAGTGATAATAGTCATCCTTTAGACGAAAACATTATATTTGCTAATTCAGACGTTAAAAAGTCTGATTACGCAAGCAAACGTCTATCATATTCTTTAGAGCCAGGAAACCATGCTTCTTGGGACGAACTTATTAGTGTTTTATATTCTGAAGAAGAAAAGACAAAAATAGAATGGGCTATTGGCGCAATCGTTTCTGGAGACTCTAAATTTATCCAGAAATTTCTTGTATTTTATGGACCAGCAGGAAGCGGTAAATCAACGGTTCTAAATATCATACATAAAATGTTTGAAAGTTATGTTGCGACGTTTGACGCAAAAGCATTAGCAAGTAATAATAACTCTTTTGCGACGGAGGTATTTAGATCAAACCCGCTAGTTGCTATTCAGCATGACGGCGATTTGTCTAAGATTGAAGACAACACGAAGTTGAACTCAATTATTTCTCACGAAGAAATGACAATGAACGAAAAGTATAAACCTAGCTATACAGCTAAGGTTAACGCATTTTTATTTATGGGAACAAATAAGCCAGTCAAAATTAGTGACGCAAAGTCTGGTATAATTCGAAGACTCATTGACGTTCATCCTACTGGCGCAAAAATAGAACCAAACCACTATAATTTGCTTATGCAGAGAATTGATTTTGAGTTTGGAGCTATTGCCCATCATTGTCTTAAGATATATCAAGAACTTGGCAAAAACTATTATAATTCATATAAACCTCTAGAGATGATGCTCCAGACTGATGTGTTTTATAATTATGTAGAATACTGTTTTGATCTATTTAAGAAACAAAACGGCGTGTCACTTAAGCAGGCTTACGAATTATATAAAGACTTTTGCCATGAAACAAGCCTTGACCGTTTGCTGCCGCAATACAAATTCAGGGAAGAACTTCGAAATTATTTTGAATATTTTGACCAGACTAAGGAGGTCGACGGAGTTATGGTTAGAAGTTATTACTCTGGTTTTAAAAACCTTCAAGCGCCAACACCTTTTATATTAGACAACTCATATTTGATAAAAGTTGATTCTAATATGTCTGCGTTTGATGTTATTTGCGCTGAACAACCTGCTCAATATGGAAAAGAAAGTGGTTTCCCTGGAACAAAGTGGGCGAACGTTTCAACAAAATTATCAGACATCAACACATCAAAACTTCATTTTGTAAAAATTCCAGAAAAACATATTGTCATAGATTTTGATCTTTGTGACGAAAACGGAGAAAAGGATCTTAACAAGAATTTAGAAGAAGCTTCAAAATGGCCGCCAACATACACTGAATTGAGTAAAAGCGGTTCTGGAGTACACCTTCATTATATTTATAGTGGCGATGTAACTGAACTTAGTTCTGTGTATGATGTTGGTATTGAAGTAAAAACTCTTCTTGGCGACAGTTCTCTTAGGAGAAAGTTAACAAAATGCAATAATCTAGAAATAGCTGTATTAAATGGTGGTCTACCAAAGAAAGAGAAGACTATGCTCGAAAATAAAAGTATTCAGACAGAGAAAAGCCTTCGCGATTTAATCGGAAGAAATTTACGTAAAGAAATACACCCTGGGACAAAGTCGTCAGTTGATTTTATCCATAAGATTTTAGAAGACGCTTATGAAAATGGCGTCAGCTATGACCTTCGGGATATGCGTTCGGAAATTCTTTCCTTTGCGGCAAGAAGTACAAACCAGTCAACAGCAGCTATAAAGACTGTCCAAACTATGAAGTTTGTTAGCAATAAACCAATGGAAGAAAATGAAGACGAAGATAAGCCTTTGGTTTTCTTTGACGTTGAGGTTTACCCTAACCTGTTTGTTATTTGCTGGAAATATGCTGGAGAAGCTGATGTTGTTACGATGGTAAACCCGACTGCTAACGAAGTAGAGCAGCTTTTTGCCATGCGTCTTGTTGGGTTTAATAACAGGCGTTACGATAATCATATTCTTTACGCAGCGTTTCTTGGATACACAAACGAAGAACTTTACAGGTTGAGCAGTCAGATCATTGCAAATAATAACCGAGTTTTGTTTGGGGAAGCTTATAATCTATCTTATGCGGATATTTACGATTTATCGTCCAAGAAACAAGGTTTGAAAAAGTTCCAGATTGAACTTGGCATTCATCATATGGAAATGGATTATCCTTGGGATCAGCCAGTTCCAAAAGAATATTGGGACCTTGTTGTTAAATATTGCTCCAACGATGTTGTTGCAACAGAAGCGGTATTTAATAATAGGTCTCAGGATTTTGCTGCAAGGAAAATTTTATCAGAAATTTCTGGGCTTACCATAAATCATACGACTCAGAATCATACAGCAAAAATTGTTTTTGGGGATGATAAAGAACCGCAAAGCAAATTTATTTACACCGACCTTAGTGAGCAATTTCCTGGATATAAATTTGATGGAAAGGAAAGTATTTATCGAAATGAAATCACTGGAGAAGGCGGGTACGTATACGCTGAAAGTGGGGTCTATCAAAACGTCGCCGTTTTGGACGTTGCGAGTATGCATCCGACGTCCATTGAACAGCTCAATATGTTTGGACCATACACAAAGAAGTTTTCAGAACTCAAAGAAGCGCGTTTGGCAATTAAGCATAAGGAGTACGACAAAGCCTCTAAGCTACTTGACGGTAAGCTCGCCAAGTATTTGGATGGCAACGACGAAAATGCTGAAGGTCTATCGTACGCTCTAAAAATTGTTATTAATATTGTGTACGGTTTGACCAGTGCAAGTTTCCCAAATCAGTTCAGAGACAATCGTAATAAAGACAATATTGTTGCAAAACGTGGCGCTTTGTTTATGATTGACTTGAAGCATTTTGTTCAGGAGAAGGGTTTTTCTGTTGCTCACATTAAGACGGATTCTATTAAAATCCCAGAAGCAACTGAAGAAATAATAAACGAAGTGATTGAATTTGGGAAAAAATATGGGTACGAGTTTGAGCATGAGACCACATATTCCAAGTTTTGCCTTGTAAACGATGCTGTTTACATCGCAAAGGATGGACAGAATTGGGTCGCTGTAGGAGCTCAATTTCAGCATGCATACGTTTTCAAAACGTTATTTACAAAAGAGGAACTTGTGTTCGATGATTTTTGTGAAACAAAAAATGTTACGCAAGGGTCTATGTGGCTTGAGTTCCCAGACGGAACAGAGTTGCACGTAGGAAGAACTGGAAGTTTTGTGCCCGTTCTTTACGATGGTGGAACTCTGTGGCGTGTAAAAGACGGAAAGAAATATGCAGTAACTGGAACGAAGGGGTATCAATGGCTTGAGCGTCACGCAGCAATTGGACGGCTTGAACTTGATACTGAGTTTATCGATTACTCATATTTTGAGCAATTGAAAGATAATGCTGAAAGCGCTATAAATTATTATACCTTATTAGACAAATTTGTAATGTGAGGAGTGTTATGTTTGAAGAAACCGAAGAGCTTTATGACGTTATTTCACTTGACGGTTTGATGTTCGAGTCTTGGGAGGAGAATGAGGACGTTATAATCCGCCCAAGACTCGAAGAAAATGGTTTTTATGCTATAGAGTTTGAAAACTGTGCTGTAGACAAATTTGGTGTTATCACCAGAGTTGTGACTTGTATTGATTTTAATGGAAATTTCCGCAAATTTATTTACGGTTAAACAAAAGGATAAAAAATGCCCGAAGCAAATACATTTATGATTGAAAACGCAAGAATTATATTTAGGAATTTTGAGGGTAAGGAGGGTCAGTACAATAGAAACGGCGACCGAAACTTTGCCGTTGTTATCCCCGACGAAAAAACTGCTCAGGATATGCTTAAGGACGGTTGGAACGTTAAATACCTTCAGCCTAGAGAAGAAGGAGATGACCCCACTCCTTATATCCAGGTCGCAGTTAGTTACAAAAACCGGCCTCCGCGTGTTGTGATGATGACAAGTATGGCTAGGACCATTCTGTCAGAGGACAACATCGAGATCCTTGATTGGGCTGATATAAAGTCATCGGATCTTATTTGCCGTGCCTATGAGTGGGATGTTAACGGTAAAACTGGTGTTAAAGCATATCTTCAGTCTCTTTTCGTTACTATCGAAGAAGATTATCTTGAGCGTAAATATGCGGTAAACGACCAAGAGGAGTAATATGTATCCGTACGATTTAACCCGGAATGCAAAGTTATTTGTTGCGGATTATATAAATAAAAAAAATGAAGACGTGCATGAAATAGATCCTATAAAATTAGGAGAGCTTTCGATTGTTTGGTTTTCAAAAACAATAAACAATTGGGCTGCATTTATTGCGACTAATATACCAAATGGTATTTATTACGAAGTTGGCTCTATTTCTAACAAAAATAATATTTATTTAAAAGAATATAAAATGACAGATAGTATCATTATAAACGATATAGAAAGTGAAACAAATGATTGATTATAACAATAAAACTCTTCAGAATGCAACTGATTCTGATCTTCCGTTTAGCCAGTTTGTCCGTACTCCTTTTTCGGTTGAAGCATTAATTATCACCGAGGAAAATATCGAGTCGGTTGCTCGACTGGTCGGGACTGTCAGGGTTAAAAATGATGAAAAGTATATTGCTTTGGACCGCCGTGTTGTTCCTAATATCAGCCGTGCTTATATCGGCTGGTATCTCACTCGTCTTGGAGATAACCTTCGCTGTTATTCTCCTAAAGTGTTTATGGAGCAGTTTGAGCCTATGCCAGACACGATGATTGTTCATTTTGATTTCAATAATGCTACGGATGAAGATCCTGGTTTTGTTGAAGCAACTGAGGACACTCTCAACCAGATCACTTTTGAGTGATAAATCGCCTGTGAAGGAAAACACAGGAATCTGAAAAAGCACGAAACGTGTATTTCAGAGGGAAAAAAACCCGTCGTTTATACACCCTAAGGGAAGGGGGTTTAAACGGAAGAGGCGGATTGCGTAGTAATGACTAACCCTTCTAGTCAAAGCTACGCAATCCGCATACGCTCGGATGGCGAAATTGGCAAACGCAGAAGACTTAAAATCTTCCGATGAAAACATCTTGCGGGTTCGAGCCCCGCTCCGAGCACTCGCAAAAATAACAAGTTTTATAATGAGATAGACCACCTATAAGAACTAAGGTTTTATAACTCGTACTTAGTTACGCTACGGCGGGTACGGCCCATACTTATACGTGGTTTATCTTTTTTTTTATTTATACCCGAAAGGAGCAAAATGAAAACCCGTAATATTGGAGACTGGCTTTTGCCATTGATTTTTGTTGTGGTTGTTATTTTGTTTATGAATTTTTGGTCGGATAAAACCGATCGAGAAATTGACGAGTATATCAAACAACATCCACAGTCAACAATGCTGGAAATGAAATAGCCTCGCAAAAAATACAAGCTGTATAATGAGAAGGAGTGTATATATATCTATGATATTTATACACCTTTCTTTTTTTCTGTCAACCAACGATTAAGGAGACTCAAATGGCAGAAAGTCAATACAAGAAGGATCACATGCTGGTGCAGGTTCGTACGCTTCATCACGAGAACTTGACTAGTATTGCTAATAAATACGGAATCACGATCCGAAGCCTCGTGGACTTCATCTTGTCGGCGGCACTTTCCGATGCTGGAAATGCCGACGAGATCGGCAAGATCCTTAGGGATCGTCAGCGGAGTATCGATATCGCTACCTCGATGGGCAAGACGAAAAAGCTCATCGAACAGGAGCGTGAAAGGGCAGAAGCGCGCATTTCCAAACTCGAGGCAAGACTGGCCGAGTTGCAAGCAAAGTCGTCTGAGCGACTCTAAACAGGTCTTTAGGCTCAGAGCGTCCCAGGGAAACCTGGGGGTAGGCGCTGAGGGATACCGACGGGTAGATCCTCTGAAAAACTAGAATCGCTGGCATACCCATTCTAGTTTAGTCTATAGAGTATGCAACTGGACAGATTGATCATCTGATCTGGGGGATAGTTGGGGGATTGATCACCCCCCGGCTATTTTTTTGCACCTATAGCTCAGTTGGTTAGAGCAGGCGACTCATAATCGCTCGGCCCCAGGTTCAAGTCCTGGTGGGTGCACTATATGGTAAGCTAAGCTGGGTCCAGTTAGTTAAGAAAAACCTGCTCGGCGATGAGTTAAGGCCTTCCTTATGGGCTAAGGTTTTTTGCTTACCATTTTTCCAAACAACCACATAACAAGGAGATTGAAATGAGTGACAACGTAATCGCAGCAACCGCATATTGCGATATGTGCGGGTTGGAGTCTCTGCTTGACGACTACAACAAAGAGTTGTTTGTTAATGGTATTGTTCTTTGTTTTGATGGTTATTATGGGGCGTTCCATGATAACATCGACAAAACTCCAAGAGCAAACTTGTGCCATGATTGCACTGCAACAATTTGGCGAATGATTCCCAAGTTTTCAAAATTTGGCGCGAATCTTCACGCAGATTTGAACGCTGCAATGCCAAAGTACTCCGCAAGTTCATCTTGCTGCGAGTTCAGTAGTTAGCAGTTCGCCCCTATAACTCAATAGGTAGAGTAGCGGCCTTTTAAGCCGACAGTTCTAGGTTCAAGTCCTAGTGGGGGCACTACCCGGAAGTAGCTCAGTTGGTTAGAGCGCGATTCTTATACAGTCGTGGTCGATGGTTCGATCCCATCCTTCCGGACCAAGCATAGATGTATTCAACTTCCGCCGGTTGAATTTCTATGCTTTTGAAGCTGGGTCTCAGTCTAAACAGGTTCCGCCACCTATAGACTGAGGCCCGGCTTCTTTCACACTTATTATTTTTTTTACACTGAAAGGAAAGCCATGCAAGATATTATTGAAACATTAGTACGTCAGCATGATGAGCATATGAAGCACGCGTACAAACTTTTTCTAGAAGGGGAAGAAGTCGCAGAGTTATGGGCGTACGGCGCCGGCCTTCAACACGCAATACGCACTTTACAGGACGCTTTTTTCGCATAAATCACAAGGCGCATAATGAGGATTAACATCTAGGAAAGGAAGTACCATGGGATTCATCATGGACGTACTGAACTCAGTGATCGATTTCCAAGTCAAGTATTGGCTCTGGGGATTCGTTCCGCTGATTGCATTTTACGTCGTGTTTGGAGTCATGTATTACTTGAACCGAAACAAGTAATCCAAAAAGGAAACCCCTTAAACAAGGGTTTTCTTTTTTATTATATTTAGGAGTTTTATGCAAACATTTCTTCCGTATGATGATTTCAATAAATGCGCAGAAGTATTGGACATACGTAGACTTGGAAAACAGCGCGTTGAGACGTACCAGATCATGAATGTATTAGCAGGTTTGAATACTGGGTCTGGGTGGGTAAACCATCCTGCTGTAAAAATGTGGCGGGGGCATGAAGAATATCTTTTGTATTACCAAGAATCAATAGTAAAAGAATGGTCCATTCTTGGATACAAAGATACATGTCTAGAAAAAACAAAAATGTCGTTTTCAAATATAAAAACAAAAATGTCAAAACCAGAATGGCTTGGTCTTGATATTTTGCACGCTTCTCATCGAAGTAACCTGTTGAGAAAAAATAAAGATTTCTACGGATTATATTCGTGGAAAGAACCAGATAATATGCCATATTATTGGCCAGTTAATTAAGGAGAAACATGGATACTATCACATATGAAACCACGCCTTGCCTGCATTGCAATAAAACATCAGAAGTAACAGTGTCTAAAGACGCTTTAGATGCTTGGCTTAACGGTATGTATATTCAAGACGCATTTCCTGATGAGTCTGCAGATACACGTGAACTTATTAAAACTGGAATGCACTCAGAATGTTGGGATGAAATTATGAACAAGGAGCTTTTTCGATGAACAATTGGTATTTGTTAATAATTATTTCGCTCGGTTTTTTTAACAGCATGATTGTAGGGTATATGCTTGGTTTGAACCGAGGTTATAAAATCAGTAACGAAATTGAAGAAATGCAAGCGGACGTTAATTATAATGCTGGTTTTGTTGACGGGATGAGCGCTGCAAATGAGCTTTAATACCCCACGCAAGATTTACCTAGTATATAATGAGGTACTACTCTAGACGAAAGAGGGAAAATGGAAATACTGCATGATTTTCTTAATCTGTTTCTGGAACTACTCGGGGCGCTTTTGGTCCTGATCGTTCTGATTCCGATTATGCTGCTCATTGCCGTAATCAACTTTCTTGATAACGACAAAAAGAAGAAGTAGCTCAAAAGTTAAAGCTCTTTTTACAGGGGCTTTAACTTTTTCTCGCATAAATCACAAGGCACATTATGAGGACTAACCAACAACAAGGAGGAAGTAAAATGGTGAAGAAGATCAAGAGGGCTTACTACGAAGTGCGTTTTATGAACGCATCTGAACGTGGTGACCTGGCAGATTCATTCATCTATTTTCACAAGATGAAGAGTTGTCTTTAAACTCAAAAAGGAAAACCCCTTAAACAAGGGTTTTCTTTTTTCGCAGGTTATACACGTTATATAATGAGGTATTAACCACTACGAAAGGAAACAAAATGTTTCGAACCATGAAGGGTGCGATTAGCGCGACCGCTGAAGGGGCCAAGTTCGGCTTCGTCACGTTCGTGTTCTTTTCGCTCTGTGCATTCGCGTTCGGAGTCATCAAGTTCGCTTTTAACTTGATGGTGAATACGATCAGTAAGGCAACCCGTTAACACGGGTTGTTTTACTTTTCTCGCACAAAAAACATCCTTCATAATGAGGTTAACATTCACTTAATCGGAGGTAATCAGATGGAAAACCAAGAACTCGTTCAAGCAGAATGCTATAAGGTCATTCGAAAAGAAGAACGTAGACTGACGGAAAAATATTCGTCAACTCCAGAATCAACCGCAACTGATCTTTACAGGTCAGGCATTGCTGTTGGGGCTGAAGTTGTGGCGAATATGATCCTTAGTCTTGTCGAGATTTCGGATGCGCAAAGGCAAAAGCTTGTTGCCGAGCTTTCGGGTTTTTACAATCTTAACTTCATCGAAGTTAAATTTTTTTAACCAAAAAGGAAAACCCCTTAAACAAGGGTTTTCTTTTTTTATATAGGAGGTGATTATGGAACTTATGCCACATCAAAAAGAAGTGCTTGAACGACTGAGTAATGGGAAAATATTGTGGGGCGGTGTCGGAAGCGGTAAGTCTGTAGTCGCCTTGGCGTACTATACGCAGAAAGAATTGATCGGAGATATCTACGTTATAACTACTGCAAAGAAAAGAGATTCTTTGGAGTGGCAAAAAGACGCATCAAAATTCGGCATCAGCACTGAACGAGAGTTTTCTGTCGCCGGCCAGCTGCATATAGATTCTTGGAACAACATTTCAAAATACGAAGATGTTGAGGACGCATTTTTCATATTTGATGAGCAACGTGTCGTTGGAAATGGGGCTTGGGTTAAATCTTTCTACAAAATAGCTAAGAAAAACCCATGGCTTATTCTTAGTGCAACACCAGGAGATACATGGCTTGACTATATCCCAGTTTTTGTGGCAAATGGATATTACAAAAACATAACGGAATTCAAGAGGGAACATGTTGTATATGCTCCATTTTCTAAATACCCAAGAATAGATAAATTTTTGGGTGTTAAGAAATTAGAAGAGCTTAAGCGCGAAGTTCTTGTAGAAATGCCTTATTTGAGTAATTCTACTAGAATACATAAAGACGTGACTGTTTACTACGACGTTGATTTATTTAAGCGATCATCTGTAGATAGATGGAACGTCTTTGAGGATAAACCGATTCATGATGCATCTGAGTTATTTGCAGTTATGCGTAAGATTGTTTATTCTGATAGATCGCGTTTAGAAGCGCTTAGAGCATTGATGGAAAAACACCAGAAGCTTATTGTATTTTACAACTATAACTACGAATTGGATATTCTTAGAGAATTGTACGATACATGGAGCGACTTTTACGAGATAGGAGAGTGGAACGGGCACAAGAAAGACCAGTTACCGAAAAGCGATAATTGGGTTTACTTAGTCCAATATACTGCAGGAGCTGAAGGGTGGAACTGCACAGAAACAAATGCTATGGTATTTTATTCGTTGACATATTCGTACAAACAATTCGAGCAAGCACAAGGAAGAATTGATCGACTTAATACACGTTTTTCGGAACTTTTCTACTATACATTTTATTCAAATAGTTTAGTCGATAGAGCCGTAAGACGTGCTTTGAGCGAGAAACGAGTCTTCAACGAAAGAAAGTGGATTTATGAGAATTTTCCTAATTTTGACGAAAATGTAAAATTATGAAAATTTTTGTATTTAGTAAAAAAGTTGTTAAAACGGGTATATCGTCTTCTGACCTGCGGGTTTGCAGACTTTATACCCGTTTTAGCATACTTTTTCTTTTTCTAAAAAAAAAAAAAAATGTTTAAAAACTTTTCTATTTTTTACCGTATTTATACCTTCTTATATTCGCGCGAAAATAAAAAGTGTATAAATAAGGGTTTTTGTAAGAAAGTTTTTGCTCAAAATTTATAAAAAATATTTTTCACAAAAAAGTTCAAAAAACAGGTATAACTAAATGAGGTTTTATGGAAGAGATTTGGATAGACGTTTACGAGTTTCCAAATTATGCTGTAAGTAATTATGGAAGGGTGCGTAACAACGATAGGTCAAAATTAATTAAGTTAAGTAAAACTAAACAAGGCGCAGTAAAAGTAAATTTTGCATTTCGTGGAAAACAATATACGAGGTCGGTTAAAGTTTTAGTAGCAGAAAACTTTGTAGATGGAAGATCCTATATATTTGATACACCGATTCATCTTGACGGTAACCAAGAAAATAATTATTCAGGAAATATAGTATGGCGACCTAGATGGTTTGCGTTAAAATATTCTAGACAATTTGATAGTACTAGTTTATACAACAAAACGCGTAAAATATTTGACAAAAAAACAGGAGAAATTTACGATTCATTATTTGATGCTGCAATAGAAAATGGTTTGCTTTGTTCAGCTCTTTTAATAGATATAGTTAACCAAAACCCAACTTTCCCAACTGGGCAAATATTTGATTGGGTAAAAAAATAAGTATAACCACGTATAAAAAACATGGTATATAATAGGAAGAACACAACGTTTATCTTTTTTTGTCAGGAGGAGCTTTGAAAGAGTCAGAGTTTCAAGCAAAATTAATAAAAAAAATAAAAGAGTTATTACCAGGGTGCACAATACTTAAAAATGATTCAAATTATTCACAAGGTGTTCCAGATTTAACTATTTTGTACAAAGAGAAATGGGCAATGCTTGAAGTCAAAGCTTCTAAGACTGCTAAAGAAAGACCAAACCAAAGATTTTACATAGACGAATTAAACAGGCAGTCTTTTGCTTCGTTTATATATCCAGAAAACGAGGAAGAAATTTTACATGAACTTCAACTCGCATTCAAACCTGGTAGGTAAGCATTCGTTTTTAAGTCCAAGTAATTATCATTGGATAAACTATAGTGATGAAAAACTTGACTCTAGGTTTTTGGCGTCACAAGCTGCGGCAAGAGGAACGGCTTTACATAATTTAGCGCATGACGCTATTAGGTTAGGTGTAAAGCTATCAAAGTCTGACCCAACTTTGTCCATGTATGTTAATGATGCAATTGGGTATAAAATGATGGTTGAACAGCCTTTATATTATTCTGAAAATTGTTTTGGGCACGTTGATACTATTTCATTTAGAAAAAACGTTTTGCGTATACACGATTTAAAAACTGGAATAACCCCAGCATCGTTTAGCCAATTAGATGTTTATGCTGCTTTATTCTGTTTGGAATATGGTTATTCTCCGTTTAATATAAACGTTGAACTTAGGATATACCAAAATAGAAAAGTAGAAGTAGAACAAGGTGATCCAGAAATAATAACAACAATTATGGATCGAATTATATTTTTTGATCAAAGAATTCAAATGCTAAAAAATGGAGGGGCGCAATGAGTACATTTGTAATAGAAGAAGAAAAATATTTAGCGCACTACGGCATTCTTAGAAAAAGTGGAAGGTATCCTTGGGGTTCTGGAGGAACGCAAGACGCAAGAAATCGTTCATTTATTAGTACAATCGAAGGGCTAAAAAAAGAAGGAATGAGCGAGACAGAAATTGTTAAATTTTTGGATCTTCCTTCTACAACAGTTCTAAGAGCAGTTAAGTCGATAGCTAAAAGTGAAATAAAAGCAGCAGACCAAGCAAGAGCCTTAAAGTTAAAAGAAAAAGGCATGTCCAATGTTGAAATTGGAAAAGCTATGGGCGGTTTAAACGAGTCTTCTGTTAGAGCATTATTAGCGCCAAGCGCAAATAGAAAAGCTGACATATTAGAATCGACATCTAATATGCTTAGAAAACAAGTTGAAGAAAAAAAATATGTAGACGTTGGATCTGGTCAAGAATATCATGTAGGTGTTAGTTCAACACAGTTCAATATTGCTGTAGCGAGGTTAAAAGAAGAAGGCTACACCTTACATCAAATTTATATACCACAGGTTGGAACAAAAGGTGGCCAATATACTAACACAAAAGTATTGGCTGGAAAGAATGTAACACTAAAAGAAGTTAACCAGAATAGAAGTTTGATCCGCCAAATATCTGAAAGATCAGATGACGGCGGGATGTCTTATGGTTCTACACTTCCTCCATTAAGCATAAACCAAAACCGTTTGAAGGTAAGGTACGCCGAAGAAGGAGGCTCAAAGTTTGACGGTGTTATGTACATACGTCCAGGAGTTTCAGATCTTTCTTTAGGTGGTTCTTCTTACGCTCAAGTTAGAATTTTAGTAGGTAAAAGCCATTATTTGAAAGGTATGGCGCTTTATAAAGATGATTTACCGGCTGGTATTGATATTGAATTCAATACAAATAAAAGTAATACTGGCGATAAATTAGATGCTTTGAAAAAAATAAATACAAACCCAGAAGCAGATAACCCATTTGGCGCAATGATTTCTCGTCAAATTTATAAAACTGATAAAAGCGGAAAAAGAATTTTAACTTCTGCGGTTAATATAGTAAACGAAGAAGGTTCTTGGCAAGAATGGTCTAAAAACATCTCTTCTCAGGTATTGTCTAAACAGAAACCAAGTTTTGCGCAAAAACAGTTAGACATGACGTATGAACGGCGTTTAAACGAGTTTGAAAATATTTCTAAATTAACAAACCCTACTGTTAGGAAAAAACTTTTAGAGGATTTTGCTGAAGAAACAGATTCTGCGGCAGTCCATTTAAACGCTGCTTCTTTACCAAGGCAGTCCACGCATGTTATACTTCCTTTAGAAAATATAACTCCTTCCCAAGTTTATGCCCCTAAATTTAAAAATGGCGAAAAAGTTGTTTTGATTAGATTCCCTCATGCTGGACCTTTTGAAATACCAGAATTAGTAGTAAATAATAAAAATGCAGAAGGAAAAAAAATATTAGGTAATGCTAAAGATGCTATAGGAATTCACCACAGTGTTGCTGAAGTTCTTTCTGGAGCAGATTTTGATGGCGATACAGTTCTTGTTATCCCAAATAATTCTGGGAAAATAACTAAAAAATCTCCTTTGCTTGGGTTAAAAGATTTTGATCCTAAAACTGCATACCCATATTATGAAGGTATGACTGTTATGTCTAAAACTGGGACGCAAAGAGCTATGGGCGACATTTCTAATTTAATTACTGATATGTCTATTAGAGGCGCTTCTAACACTGAGCTTGCTGCTGCAGTTAGGCATTCAATGGTTGTGATTGATGCTGAAAAACATAAACTAAACTATAAACAGTCTGCCATAGATAATGGCATACCCAATCTAAAAAGAAAATATCAAGGTTCTACTAGATCAGGCGCAACAACAATCATATCAAAAAGAAAAAAACCTGAAAAAATACCAGACAGAAAACTTAGGCCTTATTCGCAAGGCGGACCAGTAGATAAGAAAACTGGTAAGTTAGTTTATGTTCCAACTGGTAAGTTTTACATTGATAGCGCTGGAAAAAGAATAGACAAAACAACTAGAATAGAAGCGCTTAAGTTAACCGACAATGCATTAACTTTGTCTTCTGGTACTGATATAGAAAACATTTATGCTAACCATTCAAATAAATTAAAAGCTTTAGCTAACAAAGCTAGAAAAGAAGCCGTTAATACAAGTAGAGCTGAATACTCTCCTTCTGCAAAGATTGTTTATGCTAATGAAGTGCAGTCTTTAAAAGCTCAATTAGTTATAGCAAAAAGAAACAAACCTTTGGAAAGACAAGCGCAGATTGTAGCTAATACAATAATAAAAAGTAAGTTAGATGCTATGCCAGATCTAGACGACTCTGAAATTAAAAAGGTAAAAGCGAATGCTTTGAATGTTGCTAGAGCTAGAACAGGCGCCAAAAAAGTTAGAGTTAATGTATCGCCTAAAGAATGGGAAGCAATACAACATGGAGCCATAAGCGACTCCATGCTCCAAGACATCTTAGCTAATGCTGATTTAGATGTTATAAAAGATTATGCGACACCTAAAGAAACATTAAAGATGTCAGCTACAAAAACAAGTAGAGCTAATGCAATGCTTAACTCTGGTTATACAAGATCAGAAGTAGCAGAAGCTCTAGGGGTTTCTGTATCTACTTTAGACAAAGCTACTGCTTAAGGCGAATACAATGATAGAATCAATGCTTACAACTGTTGACAATCCTTACTCTCCATTTGAGCAATACGAAGAGTGGTACACTTGGGATAGAAACAAAGGTTATCACACACCAGAGTTTCTTGCACGTATTGCTATAGTATCTGATGAATTGTCACCTTCTGACTACATGATGTCTATTGAATACGCAATAGATGAGATAGTAAAAGAGAATGTCTTGGGACTCTACAAAAAGATTACAAGAGAAACCACGGCATAGCTTTTAAACATTATGGCACTGCGGTACCCCCTCACCCAGGTTAACTAAATGAATCGTACCCCCTCACCCAGGTTAACTAAATGAATCGTTTAATAAATACATTTAAATATTTTATATTACTGTATTTTTATTTTTTATGTAGTTTAATATTTTTTTAAAGGAAAGTATTAAACTATTTTTATGTTAGCCACGGGGGAGGGGGTATTCGGATTATACCCCCCCTATGCAT